ATGTTTTAGAAAGTTTTAAGAAGTTTCAAAAAGTATATATGGAGCCGGTGGGAGTTTCTGAAAGTCAATCAATTCGCTGTTTTTAGCTTTTTGGGTCTGTTTTAAGGACTGCTTCTAAAACTTCACAACTTCATTGCTCACATTGCTAGTTTAGCATAGCTTTCGAGAAAGTTCAAGTTTTATTTTTTTCTCTTGGACGCAAAAGGAAGTTATTTAATAGGAAAAAATCTTTTATTTTTTTTAAAAAAGTTGATAAAACCTCTTGACTTTATGTAACTTTAGTTGTATAATATATACATAAGGTTAAGGAGGAAACCTTAGACAAGGAAACTAAAGAAAGGAAAAATAAATGTTAAGGCGAAGAAAAAAGCCAATCAAAGCTAAAACGAATAAGCTAGTAGTCAAAATCAACTTGTTCATCATAAGCATTGAGTGGCATATCGAATTCGGATAGTGAGCAATCACTATCCGCCCCTAATAGGGGCTTGCTTTAATTATAACAGGTATCAGGATGAAAGTAAAATTTAATGTTAAAAAAACCACAGCTAGAGAAAAACTTGAGTTTATTTTAGGGCTTCTGTTGATCGTAGTGATCATTTGGTTTTTTGTGAGGTAAATATGTTAGTTGATATCAATGCTATTAAATGGCTGCTAGAAAATGCCACAGCCTATTCTATTAGTAAAAATTGTGGATTATCCACCCAAGCTGTAGACAAATATAAGAATGGTATTTCTGATATTATGAATATGCGTTTGAAACACGCAATTAAAATGACAGAATACGCCAATCAGTTAAAAAACAAAAAGTGATGGTTATTTAATCATCACTTTTTTGATCTAAAGACCCATTGCTTATAGCACAGAATCAAAAAAACATAGTCATTCTATTGAGGTTATAACGGACAATTTTAAAAATGTCTATTAGAACAGAAAAAGCCCCTCCAAAAAAGGAGGGGTTAAATTATCCTATAAAGTCTCTGGCCACGGGTCATCTGTGATATATGACATATCAGTAAATCGTAAATCTCCGATGTCTCGGTCAGTAGGCACTGGATCATCAAATTGTAAGCGTAGCTGGTTGCCATCACCCGGCCCGCCTAGATAAAAAGTGCCAAGGCGCTTGCCCTTGTCATTGGTCATGACGCCAAGTTTTGAGCTAGTCGCACGAAAACCGACGGGTATACCACCGACGTTTAAGATTACAACATTTCGCTCACGGTCAGACCCCTGTGGAACGTAGCTGGGCGCACCTCGTCTCACGATTCCAAACCAACCCCAAGAGAGGCCACCAAAGCCGATCTCAACCGTGGAGTTTATACGTCTAAACTCGACATACGCATTAGTTTGATTTGAGTTGATATTTCTTGGTTTAATTTTGACATCTCCAAACAAGACCGACCAAGCGTTAGAGCCGGTTCCGGAGCCTTTCTTGATCCACTTCACCGCTCCGTTTTTAGCCGTGGTATCAGTATAAATTGTACCGATGTCAGCGTTTAGATTATACGGGAAGCCTTGACCTTTTAATTCCGTTCCAGCACTGCCACCAGATCCTACCGAACGCTTTAATTCCTCAAGATCGTTTTTGCTGGCCAGTTGGCTTGTGTCGATTGTCGGGATTTTAGAGCGTGTTACGAATGGATCACCGCCATTTGCCAATTTTGTATCAATCAATGCATCCAGACCCAATTCAAGGTGCTTGTCTTTGATGTTATTGGCCATCTGGGATTGCAAGGTTGTATAGGTTGGAAATAGTTCGTATGCTTTAGAGGTTGATAAAAATGAAGTCTGTTGTCCTTGAAGCACACCTATATCAACCCCAATCGCCTGAATAACTTGTTTTAGTTTATCCATGCTTCACCTCCTTAGAGGGTATTTTTAGCGGTATTATAAATCTGTGCAAAATCGGTATTTTCCAAGTCAGTAAATTTTTGACCAAGCTCTGTCATTTTAGACACGATAGCCTGATCTGCTGATCCTGCACCGTTAGCAATACGGTCTGCGATTTCTTTGAGAGTGTCAAGTTCTTCTGGCACACCCTCGCCAAGGATTGCGGTTTTCACCCCTTGAATTGCTGTTTCCAATTGTTGTTGTGTGATCCCGCCTTGACCAAGCTCAGACTTGTCAGCTTTATTAGCAAGCGTGGTCTTGATTTCTTTTACGTCAGCACCAACGGCCTGTGCAAATTGTGTGAGGTTTTGTGTGTTTAAAGTCATTTATTTCTCCTTTTAAATTTTAGCTAGGTTATATAGTACGGTTAGATCTGGGAGTTCTTCCGTCTGTGGTCCATTTGGATGTTCTGCAATGTACTTGTCGATTTCAGTCTTGACATCGTTTCTTACAAGCGAAAGAACTTCCACGCTTGTAAATTCGTCCGCTGAACGGGTAATATCCAAGCGTGTTGAGCGATCACTGGGGAATATATACCCGTCACAAACGACTTCTACCAAATAAGATCCAATAGGTAGGGCTTTCCCAATTTTAAAAGTAACTTTTGATTTCTCTACTGTACTCTCAAATGTAGCCTTTCCTTTTTGATTAAAGATCCTGATTGTAGCATTTTTGCCATTTAAATCACTGATTGGATGCATATTTTCATCCAACAACTCATAACCAAAAAGAGAGGCAGAGTCGCCTTGCTTTACGATTGCACCACCTTCAAATTGCTTTAGATTTGTTGAATTAATACTCATAATTCATCTCCTTTTAAGCGAATGAACCAAAGCTATTAATTCTACGTCCGTTTTCAGATTGTCCGACTGCGACATATCTTCGATTACCAGATCCTGCGATATACGTGATCCAAATATAACCATCATTATCTAACCAACCGTCATAGTTGATAGTTTGGCCAGCGGTATACACCGCTACAATCTCACCAGCAAGCCCAGCAGAAGACCGTACATTGAGCGCAGATACTTCGACTGTAAATGTGCCACTCTCTGGATTAAATTCACCAGAATCAACTGTAAGAGGCTCTGACGGCTCAATAGTATTTACTTGTGCTGGTTGTCCGTCAACTGGGAAGTAAAACCAGCCTACAATACCACTAAAATCACGGGTGTTATATCGTGCTGGACCACCCACGTATAGAGCGTCTGCGTTGCCGTCAATATTCTGTTCGATTGTCCGCATGGTATATCCGTCACTGTCTTCGATGACTAACCCTGTGTGGCCGTAAGAATGACCGTAGATGTAAGTGGTATCCATCACGAATACAGCACCAGCTCGTGGCTTACTATCAAGATTTCCCTCTTGGTTATATTCCACCTCATAACCTAAATCACGGGCAGAATTAAGCAGATCAATCGCATTTCCCCAAAGAGTTTTTCCAAAAAAGTAGGTAGAGATCGCATTAGGTAGTGCAGCACACTGCATACCCCACTGGCTCATAGATACACCCGTTCCAGCATCTGCAAGACCTTCTGCATATCCTAAAATATCATTTAAAGTAGCCATTTATTGCTCCTTTCTAAAGTCAAAAGCCACCACCCAGAAAAAGGCAGTGGCTAGTAAAAAGATTGTTACTTTAAGAATTAGCTTCTTAATCAGCGTTTGGCTCATCGTAGTCAAGCGCTCGTGTGCTATCACTCAATCCTGATGTTGTAGGGTCGTTAACAATCCCTACAAGAACAAGAAAGGCAAATAGTACATTGATAAATACAAGGACTTTATCAATCGTTTGGCCAAACTCCAATTTGATGCCAAAGATATCGGCAAATGCTTGGAAAAGCAAAGCCAAAGCTGGTACAAGGGCAAGCCAAAAGTTTTTATTTTTCAAACGTACATTCCAGTTGATTTTCATAGTGTTACCTCTTAATTATTTTTATTTTGGATTAATGCTTTAAGTTCCTTCATATCCTCGCTCAGGGCCTTGACCTGCTCTGCGAGGATCAATAGAGACTTATTCTGTTCATCGTGGTTATCTAATCGTCTAACGGCAGTAAGACGGAAGTCACGCATGTTTTCAATGTCTTTTTCTATCACGACCATGCGTTTCTCTTGTGCCACGACACTTCCTTTAAAATTGCCGTAAATTCCAAGGAGGATACCAACAAAACCTACCATCATACTGATATCCTCTGGTGTAAAGTGGATCATAGATCACGCCCCTCTCTAATTAAAGTGTTGGTTGTGGTGTAGCTGTGGCCACTGGTTGAGTTTCCAAATTGCTAGGAGCTTCTTCTTTTGGCTTGCTCCACT